CAATCATTACTAACAAGTGATCTTAAATCAGTAGACACAATAAAACTAGGGAACAAGTTAGTGTCTATAAGCGTGTTTTTGAATTTGCTCATATTAATTAGATGATAGTTTAGAGAAACCTCTCTCTTTTTCAAATTTTAGCACACTATCAAAGCGTTCGTGGAGTTCTGTCTTGTGGCTGATGATAAAGATATTAGCATCTTTAACGACGTATCGAATAATCTTAAGGAACTCTTCTGTGCCGAAGCCATCGAGTGAACTATCAAATACCTCATCCATAACTAGGAGGTTTGTGTTGACCGAGTTACGGACCCTAGCAACCTCACGCCAAGTGAATAGTAGGGCTAGGTCAATACGCATTTTCTCACCCTCGGAGAATGATGAGTATGAGAAGCGTTCGTGGATAGGTGATACAACAGTCTCATTGAACTCCTCATCTAGATTGAAGTTGATGTAGAACTCCATCATCTGAAGGTACTTATTAACGTGCTTGTTGATAAGGGGGATGTACTTCTTGATGATATTGGTCTTGACTCCACCGTCCTTAAGAAGATCACCGACAAACTTATGCTTCTCCATCTCTTCTTTAAGACCAGTAATCTCAGTGGCGCTGGTTTTTAACTTACTGACGATGGTTGAAAGATCCGCTCTAGCATCTTCCTGATTATTAATAGATTCTTGAATGGAAGTAATTTCTTCCTCAAGATATTTGATATTCTTATTGATGTTAGTAATGCTACTGTTATTACCAGTGGCTTGACGGTTAAGGTCTAGAACTCTCTTTGAGACCGATATGAATGATTGTTCACGATCCTCTTCGGCTTTAATTGTAGCTTCAAGGGCATCAAAGCCTTCGGTTAGTTTTGTGATCTCATTACTTAGATCTTCGGTCTTACTGTGGCGTAAGTCAGCTTCAATAGGCTGAGTACATGTTGGACAAGTCTCATTTTCAGTAAAGAACTTATGATGCTTATCAATTGTAGAGATCTTCTGTTGGATCTTACCTCGTAATCCACCAAGCTTCTTTAACTTAGCACCAGCATCATTGAGATTTTCTAGCTCTTTGTTTAGATCTTCAATCTCACTGAATACTCCAATATTACTTGTCTCAAGCCCCTGCTGTTCAAACATGCTCTTCTTAATAGTCTCTCTCTTCTCCCCAATACGATCTTCACCACGCTTAGTGATATCTTCAATAAACTTAGCTTGCATCTCACCTTTCTCTTTGAGGGATGACTTCTTAAGTTCGAGTAGTTTTAGTTCATCACGAATAGCTCTAACACGCTCTTTGACGATGTTGTTCATAGAACTGAACACACGAATGTCTAGAAGATCTTCAATAACCTCACGACGGTGAGCAGCAGATAGTTGCATGAATGGAACGAATGTGCTACTACCCAAGATAACGATCTGGGTGAATGACTTATAGTTTACTTTGAGAATATTATCTTCTAGTGTGACTTGGTTGTCTCTATCATCACCTCTCTTGTCAAGAAGCTTTCCATCAACCTCAATGTCAAATACGTTAGGCTTAATACCACGCCTAACCATATACTCACGGTTATTATTACTAAACTCAATTTCTACAAGGCAGTTCTTTTCAGTTACACTATTTACTAACTGGGGCTTATTAATCTTACGAAATGGCTTATTAAACAAAACAAAAGTCAACGCATCCAAGATGGTTGATTTACCAGCCCCATTGGTGCCGATGATAAGGTTTGTGTTGTTGGCAAGAAAGTTAATCTCTGTGAAACTATCACCAGAGGATAAGAAGTTCTTATACCGTAGTTTCTTAAAGATCAGCATATCAGTGGGGTGGAATGAATAGGTCGTCTGGTTTAACGTGGATGTAACCGAAGCCCTTGGAACCAAGAACTTCTAATACTTTGGCTAAGGGCACTTCAGTAACGGACAGGTTTAGGTCCTCTCCCACAATATAGGTCTCATCTTCCTCCATCATTATAACATATCTTTCAGCATCTTCCTTCTCTTGGAAGATTAAGACATTGCGTACCCCAGCCGACCGTATAGAATAAACATCAAAGACGGCAGCATCTTTCGATGTGAGGATGTAGCAAGGTTCGGTCATATCTCACAGGCTTCCATATAGACTTGGGAAATGAGTGACTTGATTGCTTCTTTCTCAAGAGCGCTCTCCTCAAACTCAGCTTCGTCAACGTATCGGTTAAGAATAGATAAGGTATTCTCATCAATATCATTAACATCAAAGTCATCAGACTCTTGGACGTTGAAGTTCTCAACGACCTTCATATCAATAAGACCAACGTTGAATAGCTTGTCTAGGAACTTATCAAAGTCCTTTTGCTTGCTCTTCTTACGGACAACAACCTTAACAATCTTGTCCTTATACTTGGTAGCATTGAATGTCTGATGCTTGGTATCTTCATAATAAACAACCTCAAACAGACTGAATGGGTTATTTACATACTCAATCTCACCCGTCTCAGTATCAAATAAGACGAAACCACGAGTATCATCGACGTCATTCCAGAACATTTCATATGGGTTGCCCATATAATAGATGCGTCCGTCATCCGAACGTGTGTGGAAATGACCTGATAATACTTTGTCAAACTTGGAGAATACATCAGGACCGACTAGTCCCTTACCATCTTCCATCTTATGACCACGGTAAGCATAGAACCCACTGAGCTCTAGGTGTCCCATAGCATACTTTGACTCGGATACTTCTATCTTGCGTAGAGTATCTTCGATGTTTCCTTCACATATCCAAGGAAGCATCAGTATAGATGTACCATCTACAGTGACCTCAAGTGGGTCAGAGTAGGTATGGATGTTCGTATAGTCCTCCAGTAGGAGGTCTGGTGAGTTTGTTTTGTTAGTGGACTTGTAGTAACAGTCGTGGTTTCCCACTACCATATGTACAGTATAGTCCTTCATTGGGTCAAAGACCACTCGCTTAGCCCACTGTAATGAGTTGTACTCAATAGACTTACGGCTATCAAAGGCATCTCCTAGATGGAGAATGGTATCCACACCCCGTTCCTTAAGGGTGGGGAAGAATACTTCGGAGTAGAACTTCTCGAAATATTCGTGTAGATACCCGGCACCTTTCCTTGCACCGTAGTGTGTATCAGTGATAATGGCTACTAAACTCATGAGTTAAGCTTACTGATAATGTTCTCTCGAATCGCATTATAGTCTGTTCTGTACTCGTTTGTCAAGTTATTGTCACTCGTCATCAGGGCTTCAAAGCCTGTCTTCTCAACGATCTTGGTCTTAATGTCTAGCTGACGCTTCTCTCTTTGAATACGGCGTAGGAAAGCGTAGTGAATGATCTGCGTGAAATAAGCAAAGGGGTTCCTAGACTTCTCTGGGTTGAAGTTATGGATGTACTGAATACAGTTCTCGATACCATCAGAAATCATATCCTCACGGAACATATAGTTCACGAAGTTAGGCTTATAGCTTAAGTGGGTTGCAATCTTTAGGAAGCAGGATCCAATATAGTTGGTGATACGAGGCTTAGGCTCATCTCTAGATGCTGCCAAGTCTACGTTCTCTCTATACTCAATTAGAGCCTCAAGAAACTCTTTGTTATTTACGTAATGTTCGGATTTAGCTCTAGGCATTTCATGTACTGTAAATATTAATACTCGTATTATAGCACAAAACCCAACAAACTGCCATGGACTTGACAGGATGCTGGATTGTATGTACAATAGCCTTGTGGCGGTCAAAAGGACTACTAAGTAATTAACTACTGAATGTCACTAGGACGTTCTTTAGCGTCAACATCTTTATAGATTTTCTCTAGTAGTTCCCTAGTTTCCTGGACTGAGCCCAAGTATCCTTCTGTTTCTGGTTTAGTTTCATCCATAGAAGGAGCTAGGATGTGGTGGAAGTAGCTAGTGTAGTCTGCTCTTAGATCTGTATCGTCGATCCTTGAGATGCTCATAATCTTCCCTAAGTCAATTTCATGTTCACGTGTAGAAGAAAATAAGAACCAAGGTGTTAACTTATAGTTCTTTTTAGTTTTTCTTCTGTTCTCAAGAAATTCCACCTTAAGTGGATCTCTAATAAGAATAGTGCTGTAGTGATCGCTATCGATAATATCGAGGACATAGCAAATAATTTCTTCACCTGAGATGAGTTTAATAGCTGCTAGTTTTACCTCGGTCATAGACTCTACCGTAAGTTGACGTTAATGATGTCATAGTTAAACTTCTCTTCGTTGTAAACCTTAATGCGTTCTATCAAATGGTTGAGAGTGTAGTTCTTTCTACCATTTTTAGTTGTGTCATCAGCAATGTCATACAACATAGCCTTGGTTTTGTTATTACCTTTCCTAAGCACACGACCAATACTCTGAAGGTTTCTCACACGGGACTTAGAAGGTGAAGCGAAGATAACATTGTGTAGATTCTTGATGTTAATACCTGTACTGAACACACCGTAGGAAGCAATGATGATGGCATCGCTCTCCCTTTCAGTGATCTCTCGTACAAGTTCTCTTTGTTCAACCTCAACACCACCGTGTACAAAGAATACTTGGCGGTTCTCACTTGCCTTACTATTTATAATGTCGTAAAGCAATTTACCGTGACTTTCTACTCTAGTGAATAGAATCAACGTATTCCCTTTAGCATTTAGGGCAAGATTACCAATAAACTTGTTTCTCTTCTCATGACTAATGAGATATTGAATCTCATCTTCGTACTTATTAAACTTTAACTCGTCATGCTTTAATAAGAGAACTTTTATATCAAGTTTAGCTACGTGACCAGCTTCCATTAGTTCCTTTGTCCTAATGGTGTTATATGCTGGACCGAATAGCCCCTCTAGTACTAGTTTGTTTGTTTGGCAACCATCCAATGTTCCTGTGAAACCAAAGCGATACTTTGCGTCACATAGTTTGGACATAATACTAACAAGACTCTTGGACTTGAAGTTGTGTGCTTCATCGCCAATGACTACGTTATATTTTTGGAAGAATGGTTTAGGTAACTTGTAAATGGACTGCCAAGTTGTAATAGTTACTTGCTTATCAGTTTGTAACTCTTTACCACCATATATTTTATGGCAGTATGAACCAACATCAAAGCCATACTCTTCAAAGTCCTTGTACATCTGCTCTACAAGCGATGTAGTAGGGACCACAATGAGGATGTTTTCATCACGCTGAGAATAGTACGCCACAAGGGCATATATCATCAGAGACTTTCCCGATGCGGTTGGGGAAACAATGAGTTTCCTATTATTTTTAAGTGCCTCATAAATTCCAAGAAGCTGATAGTCCCTTGGCTTAAATGATGTAATAGACTTTACCCAGTCAACTACACCAGCGGGACTAATATTCTCGTTCTGCTCATAGGGAGTACCATAGAACTTATTGTCCTGGAACGTATATGAGTACCCATACTGCTCACAGAAAGCAACAACTCGATCTAGTAAGCCTACGTAGATCTGCTTTGTCTGTGGAGAGAATAGGTTAATGACACCATCCCAATGACGCTTACGGAATGATGGGTGGAACTTAGCTCCTGGTACTTCAAATGAAAATGCATCACGAAGTTCATATTGAATGT